ATGAAGCCAACTCCTCGCGCAACTGGACCATACGTTAGCGCTCCAACGTACCAGTACTCGCCTCGTAGCACTATGGAGGGCACAACTACTGGTCGTGAAGGACTTACTGATACTCCTGCTAGCGGATATGGCCGTGGTATGCCTAAGCCAGGAAAGAAGAAGGTCTTACCTAAGCCAAAGCCAAAGCCTGGCGTTAAGCCAAAGCTTGGTGCACGATAATGCCCGGCAAGAAGAAGATGCCAGCTTTCCTTCTAGAGAAGTATGGAAACAAGGTAGAGAAGTACAAGAGCAAGGCCGCTAAGAACAAGCACGAAAAGAAGGAAGGCAAGAAGGGCGAGAAGAGCGAGAAGGCCATGGCAGCCCGATTCAAGAAGGGTCCTAAGGGTGGAAAGACACTACGAGGGAACCGCTCAACCGCACAGCGTGGCTAAGACAGCCGCATGGACTCGCAAGGAGGGCAAGAGCCCTTCTGGCGGCCTGAATGCTAAGGGGCGTGCCAGCTATAAAGGCGGCACGCTCAAGGCTCCGGTTAAGTCCGGAGACAATCCGCGAAGGGCTTCGTTCCTGGCTCGCATGGGTAACATGCCCGGGCCAGAGCGGGACTCAAAGGGACGCCCAACGCGGCTACTACTCTCACTCCAAGCTTGGGGAGCAAGCAGCAAGGCAGATGCCAAGGCTAAGGCCAAGGCAATTAGCGCAAGGAATAAATGAATCTTACTACTGAGATTGCTCAAGATCTAGCCAGAGGCAGAGCCGACATCGGTTTCTTCGCCTCTCGTTGGCTTGGGATCAATCTCAACCCTGGCCAGCTTGCTTGGCTCCAGGGGATGTCAGCCAGGGATGAGACAGGGTACAGGCCCAAGTACCTGACCACTGTCTGCTCCGCTGGCAATCGAGCGGGTAAGACGCTTGGAATGGCTGTGGGCATCCTGCACTCTGCCACATACAAGCTAGGGCTTCGCCCATCGGAACTGAACAACCAGGCCGACGCTGAGCGTTGGACTACGGAGCCCTATGAGTGGTACCACATCGGCATCCAGCAGGAGACTGCTGAGTTGGTGCATCGTGAGCTTTCTATGGTTTTCCAAGGCTCGCACCCAGCCCAACGCGGTAGGGGATGTCCGATTATTAAGGAGCTAGGTCCAGTGTACATCTTTGACAAAAAGTACCGTGGAGAATACCTGTGGATTAAGATCCACCCTGTATTCGGCGGAGCTAACATCCACTTCCGCACAACCCAGGACAAGGCTAAGGCCCTGCTTGGAAAGGACATGAATGGAATTTCATTTGACGAAGCCGCGTTTGAGCCTCACCTTCTGATGATCTATCAGGAAGTTCTCAACCTGCGCCGCCTATCCACCGGTGGACAGCTGCACTTCATTGGCACACCTACAGAAGGAATCAACGACTACGCAGACCTATGGGAGCTTGGCAATCCTAAGAACCCAAACAAGGACGATCAGTTTATGAGCTTCCGACTATCTACCCGCGACAACGTAGGGTTTGGACTAAACTCGCAAACCTTTGAATCAATCGTTCGCCAGCAGGCTGAGTACCTGGTGCCGCAGAACATTGATGGTTTCTTCATCGAGGCACGAGATGCATACTTCAACGCTGAGATGGTTGATGGATGCTTTGTAGAGTTTGAAGACGAGCAGCCCCCTACCGCAAAGCGACGATACGCACAGGGAGTAGACCCAGGTATTTCCTCTGATGCAACCTGGGCAGTAACTATTGATTACACTGATCGACAGATGATGGTAGGGGTTCGATGCCGACGCAAGATTGGAAAGCAGACTATCCCCGCAGTCATCAACATGGTGCGAGAGGGACACCTGCTATACACACAGGATGGGGCAACGTGCACAACTATCGTTGACTCAACTGGCTTCGGTGGCAAGCTGTTTCGACAGGAGTTTAGCATCATCAAGCCACTACGAGACTACGACTTCGGCGGTACTAAGGCAAAGAAGCTAGAGCTACTTGGTGACCTTAAGGCTGTCATTGACCGTGGTCAACTTAAGCTTCCTCGTACAGGTGTATGGATGGAACTTCGACGACAGCTACTTGGATACAAGCTTGCTGACAAGAATCTTTCAACAGACGCCGTGATGGCACTTGCCCTCTCGGTCAGGCACGCTACGCGCAATCCTTCCAACCCGGTTGAGAAGCCTGTGTTTAGCTACTTTGGGGAGTATGTATCATAATGGCAAAAGGCAAGGGACTTAGGAAGCTACCAGGCTCATTCGTCAATGGGAAGCCGCAGCCTTCCCTGTACACTGACGACCCGGCTGTAGCACCAGCCAGCACAATCAGGGACATCGGCGCCAACTTTGAGAAGGCGCGACAGGCCATGAAGGGCAAGCCGTCTAAGCTTAACCAGAACGGTGGAAACGTAGTAGCTAGCATCTCCCCTGCTAACACTGACGCCCCTGACGCTGCAATTGCTGCTATCAAGGCATCTGCCGTAGCTGCAAGGAAGGCACTTGGCGGAGAGAAGCCAACCATCTCTGCTGCCAAGAAGAGACCACCTCGACAAAGTGCCAACAGGAATCGTAAGGCTATGCCTGCAGGAAAGGGCATTAAGACTGTAGCGGATATGATCATATCAGGTGGAAAGATTGCCGTAAAGAAGATCTCCGCCGACTACTCTAAGATGTCAAACCTTACAGATGCACAGAAGAAAGCTCTCAGCATGGAGAAGCAGCGACTTAACGCCATTGGCCAGGTTGCTGAAGAGAACGAATACTTTGGGATTATCGGTGACGCCATTGTAAAAAAGCAGATGGTAGAGCCTGAGCAGAACCGAATGCGTGCCCTATATCGACGATACGACCACTACTTTCACCCACAGACCTTCACCCTTGGGGGGGCAGACCACTGGGCAGAAGACCCAAGCGCTCGCCTGTCAGGCAGGTCTCACGTATCTGTAAATGTGCACTCGTCCTATGTGAGCATTCCGGCGTCCCTTCAGGCTGTAACTCCTATTGTCAATTATACACCGACAGGGCCTACTGAAGAAGAGCGAAAGCAAGCTACTCGACGAGAGAGATTGTTTTACGCCTGGTGGGACAACAATGACTTTGACCTTAGGCTTGAAGAGGCAACACTTCTAAAGGCACTATACGGAACTACTGCGGCAAAGGTATACTGGGACCCTGTTCGAAAAATGCCAAGGGTTCAGATTGTTGACACACCAGAAAACCTATACCTTGGATACGGCACTTCAGACTACAGCCGGATCGATTGGGCGCTGTACAGCTACGGAGTTTCTCCTCAAGTTGCTATTGAGGACTATGGAATCAACGTTATCCCTGTAAACGATGGGAGCAAGTGGTATCCTTACACCTCAGCTAGCACGCACGATGATCCGATTGCTAGCATTTACCTGAACAGTTATCACAGAGACCCTGTGCGGTATCAGACAGCATATGACCAAATGAAGATCGAGGTTATGGACTACTGGTACAAGCACCCTACACAGCCAGGTAAGCCGGCTCTTGTCTGCAATGCCATCATCGTTGGCAACACCGTTGTCAAGAAGACTGAGCACCCTGAGATGGAAGGCGTAATCCCATACATCATCCTTCGCAACAGCATGATCCCTGGAAGCCCATACGGCAAGCCAGAGCTATACGACATTGAGCAGCTACTTCGAGAGAAGGACGAAAAGATCACAGCCCAAGCTCAGATGATTCACTCTGTAGTTGGTGGACAGATGTGGCAGCTTGTGGGTGCGGAAGCCCCTGACGAGGTCCCTGCCAATGCAATTCCAAAGCCTAATCAGGTTGCAACTCCTGGGGCAGGGAACCGTATTGAGTCAATCAATCCGTTTATCCCACAGTTCCAGGTAGAGGACTACAACAAGCGCATTGACCGCGAGCTCGCAGTAGTGTCCGGTCTTAACGACCTTCTACTTGGACTTGCTCCATCTACCGTTCTTGGGTCTAGCCGGGCAATTGCTCAGCTCATGGCGAACTACGAAGCTAGGATCAGTCCTAAGCGTAAACTTCTTTACAGCTGGGTTCAGAATGTTTGGGAGGTATGCGCCAGGATTTGGGAGAATAAGGATAAGGCAGTTGAGAATATTATTGACGGTGAATACACTATTGCTATTACCCCTCCTGAGCTGACTCCTCGAGATACGATTGAGCTTGCGCAGACTGCTATCAACCTAGTGCAGAACAGGCTCTGGTCAGCTGAGCGAGCTATGGACCGAATGGGAGTAACAGACCCAGAGGGCGAGAAGGACCTCATGCGAGATGAGCAGACAGACGCCACGCTAAATCCTGCAGCGGTGCAAACAATGGGCGCATTGATCCAGATGTTTGCTCAGATGCAGCAGCAGCCACCGCAGGCCGCACAGCAGCAGGCATCAGCCGGGCAGGCTAGCGCTATGGAGGCCATGGCAAGCCTTAACCCGCCTCAGGGAGGCCTAGAGATGCTTAACAGCCCTACTGAGGGAGCAGTCCCTCCGCAAGAGTCTCTTCCTCAAAACGCACAGGGCGGCGGAGCAGACCTGATGTCAATGTTGCAGTCAGCACAGGGCGGCGTCCCTCAGCAAGGAGAATAGAAAATGGCACGACGAGGTAGTTTCGGTCGATCTGGAACCAGCCAGAATTTAACGATGCTTGTTTACCAGCTCATGAAGCAGCAAATGACTGACGAACTTGATTCAATTTTAACTGCGTACAAAACCAACATGACAGCTGGAATGTATGAGTCTCAGTTCAATGGTCAAAACGTTGACGGAGATTTTGTAATCTCTTATTACGAATCTATGATGGCAGGATTTCCAGCCGGAAGCACTGAGTACGAGACGATCAAGTCTAAGCTGGAGTCCTTTAGGCAGCAGTACCAGACTGACATTCAGAACCTTGTAATTGACTCAATGAACAAAGGGACAAAGATTGACTTTGGCCTTCTTGGGTCTAACTTTGAAAACAAGGGCATTGACGAGGTTACCTTGTCTGACGTGCGCAACTGGGGTGATCAACAGGTAAGCCAGCTACTAGCCGATGGGGACGTTACTCAAGCCGACAAACTCAAGGGAGCTATCTTTGTTGCAGGGTTTAACGCAGAGAATGACGGCAAGGAGGCAGCTGTTAATAATGGAGATCTCAGCTATGCTTCCTGGAGCAACTGGCTTGGTAAGCAGCTAGAGGCTGCCTCTGAGGCAGGGTACGGAAAGAACAGCGAAGTGTACAGGTCTATCGTTCTTCAGCAATCCCAAGTCAATAAGCAAGCTCAGACAGAGGGGCAGAACAGCACGTATGAGAAGTACCAGAAATCAATCCACAACATCCTAAAAGGACCGGACAAGGCCGCAAAGGCTATCCTTGAAAAGTTCTTTGAGCAAAATCCAGCTGTCCGACCTCAGGTTGAGGGCCTTTGGGACAACATCGGATCGACTACCACTCCATACTATTCCATGCTGCAGTATCTAGCAGAGAACAAGAACAACGAAATGATCGGTGGTTTCTACGATTCGATCATGGCTGTTGGAGGCGGAGATGCTATGTCTGCCCTTTTCGCTGAGGCAGTAGGTGACTCAAACGAGGAATTTGCAAGGCTTCTTGATGGGGGGTTCAAGGGAGTATCAGACGCCCAAAGGGCTGACCTTCTAAGCACGTCGCTAACCGCTCGAGGAAATGGAGTATTCTTTGTTGCTAACAGCGGCATTGGTTTTAGCACCTCATCTGCTAGGGACGCTGCCACAAACTTCAGCACGTCTCTATCAAACGCAGGTGCTCAGTTCACAACGACTGCTGATGGAAGAGTAACAATCCTTGGTGGACATCCATCTGCTATCTCAGCTGCATTAACAGATTACGGAAAGAGTATTGGCGGAAGCTCTGCCTCGTCTGAGTTTAAATGGCTAACTGACTTTGGTAGCGACAGGATTGAGTCATCCCTTCTGCCAGATGAGTTCAAAAAGTTTGACACCTCTGGCGACGGATACGTTACCGGAGCTGAAATGCAAACAGGATTCTCTAGCGGATTGTTCCAAGTAAACCAGGTACAAGACCTAATGGTTAAGACTATGAACAACCTTTCTATGGCATTTATCCCTAACTCTCAAATCAATGCTGCTGCCGTTGCGAATGCATGGGTAGACGCCCAGTGGGGTAAGGCAGCTATGAAAGCTGGGTCAGTAGCTGTAGTTGGAGAAAACGGATTCACAACGATCACGGCCTGGGGAATTAAGGAAGTATCCCAGGACGCTTTGCCAACAGTAATCGATTACAATGGCGAAAAGACTATTGCATACGTTGTGCCGTCCACCATCAAAATGCCGGATGGGCAAACCGATGCGGACGCAGGGCTGTTTAACGGACTAACAGTACAGGTTTACAGGCAACAGGGGAACTATGGCCGGCCTGGCGATTTCGGGTATGGACAGTCTCTAATTAAAATTACAGGACCCATGAAGGACGCAGGAGGAAACACTCTTCCAACTACATCTGTAATCGTGCCCTATGCAATTTTTAGCAAGGCAGCAGAATACGCTGGCCTTAGCCTTAACGAAGCAAATATGTTTAGCAAAGACGGAAACGTACCGAAGAACATCACCCTTGAGTTCGACACTCAGACTATAGGATCTAATAAGGCTGACTTCTGGAACAACGTGTTTACTAACCCAAATAGTGAGTACCATATCGGGAATCTAGAAACTGTTGGAATCGGTGGAGTTAGATCTAAGGTTGCACCATCTGAATTTGGAAAGACGTATTTCTTTACAGGATCGCTGAACACTAACAACGAGCTATCCTCAGCGGCAGGCGCATCTCTTGTTAACAGGACACAGATCCAAACGTTTGCAAATAACATTGCAGTGTCCAAGGGTAAGTCAGTTCCAGACATTGACGACTACGTCGACGCTGCCATCCAATCAGTACCTGGAATTGCTTTGAACAACTCTTACACTGCTGTAAGAGATGCTCTTGCTAAGGACACTAACTTGCTAGCTCAAATCAGGTCAGCATTCCCAACACTTGGAACATCAATGCCATTGACTGGTGTAGTTAACAGCGGAGTCCAGTCTACAGGCGCAGGATTTGGGCTAGGGGGTGGTGGATTCTACGCGCCACCGGGCACACAGGTAACTAAGGGTTCTCCACTTCCAACAGCTAACTCTGGTGTAGCTTCACCTTACTCCCCATTCCTTGGTGAGGCGTTTAGGAACAGGCCTGGGATGGCCCCTGCAATTCCGGCAAAGGCTCCACAAGTAAATGCAAAAGCGGTCCCTCAGGTTAAGCCAATAAGCATTGCTACGACTAAGCCTCTGGTTGGGTCTTACGTCCCACCTAAGACTGGGACTACAGCACCTACTAAGACGACTGTTGCCGGGAATTCATCAACTGCTACAAGTGGGTTTAATTATACAAGGGGAGTTAATTAGTGCCTCAGATTTATAGTAGCTCTTCTCCTTCGGTTCCTGAACTCGACGAGCTTAAGAGTAAGGACCTTGCCCTAAACATTGACATTGGTGGAGACCAGAGGGTAAAAGACCTTAGGCCAGACGAGAGACTAGCCAGGGACCTAGGCTCTGCGGTCACTGAGACTATTGGGACCGGCATCAACTTAGCAACAAAGCTGCCGCTTATTTCAGACGTTGCAAAGGGTCTAGCAGAATCACCGATTGGATTTGTGGCTGGTAAAGCCTTTGACGCTCTTAACGTTCCAAGCTGGATGGTCCAACAGGCTGCGGCCAGGTTGCGCATAGCAGTAACTGATAGGGCCTCTCTTCCGGCAGATATTGCCAAGATGCTTAACTCAGGACAAGACGTTGGTGAAGTAGCTGATTACCTTGTAAACTCTCAGAGAGCATTTTCTAATGACAAGTCAGCGAACCTTATCTTCCAGATTCTTCTTGATCCACTAAACTTTACACCACTTGCTCTAGGTAAGGTAGGTCTACTAAAGCCTCTGTCCGCAGCCGCTGGAGCAGTTGGAGGAGGATTGGTGGGGAGCCTTCCTGGCGCAGTGGCAGGAGGAATTGCCGGGTACAAGATGGCAGGTAGGGCCAGCAAGTCCTTGGACGCAGCCCTTATTGCAGGAAAAAATACCTCTGAGCTAAGCACTGTAGAGAAGATTGTTCAAACACTTGACAAGGGGAAAGAGGGCACAGGGTACGGCCTCGACCTGAAGAACAGGGTATCAATCGGGGCAAAGAACCTAGAGCTGATTGCATCTAAGGAAAGTCAGATCGAAAGTTTGAAGCTAGAGTCAAAGACACCGATCATTGACCAGAAGATTAAAAATCTTGAGTCTGAGATTGAGGACGCTAGGATCGCAATTAAAACAAGCAAGGGCATTACAAACGGTTTCTCTACAGGATTGTACAACGGCTTCATTGGAGCCAAAGGTGCTGCCTCATCCTCGGCAAGGGCGCTAGCAGGTGCCCTTACAATCCCTTACTCAATGAAGATTGTGTCTCAGCTTGGAGGAGAACGCTTCAACCAAATGAAGGACTCAATCTCTGCCATCTTCCCAGAAGATATCAGGGGAACAGTGGAGGAGATGATCGGACGAGGTGCTTCTGAAGCTGCCGTATTTGCTACAGCAAGACTAGTTACAAAGCCAGAAACAGCTCTGGCGGATGCTGTAGCAGAGGTGACAACTAAAGGTTACTTTGAGGCTATTAGCCAGATTGGACTTGAAAAGAAGTCGGGAGTCTTTACCCCTCAAAACCTAGACAACATTGCTAACATCATGTCAGAAAACGCAAAGGCAAACACAGGCGGCATGGTCAAGACATACGGAGTGTCAGAAGGAATAAGTGGGGTATCAGAACTAAAGGATCGTATTCGGATCTTGTCACAAACCGATGAGCTCCAACTGCTTGCTCAGGGCAGGCTTGCAAATCCCTCAAAAGCTAGGCTCATGGAGTACATTGAAAACACTTACGTTGCCGGTAAGCTTGCAGAAATTGCTAAGATGCCTGGTGGAGTAGAGGCTAGAATTGCTGACATTGTAAGGTCTATCGGCGCAGAGGGAGTTGGTAAGCTAGCCGCAGAGGAAATTGAAAAAGCTGTAACCAGGCTTGCAGTAGATGTAACGTCTATGCCTAGGGTTAAAGAAATGTACATGGCCAGACTCAGGAGCATCTCAGCAGCAACCAGCACCCCATGGACAGATGCTGTTAGGGCGCAAGCTGATCAAAGCTTTGAGGTTATGTTTAGGTCACTATTTGACGAGGCCGGATATGCAAAGACAGACAACATTCAAAAGATTGCTCGACAGCTTCTTGTTCTTGACTACGCATCTTACGCCAGCTCTAACAAGATTGCATCTAGGATTAATGAGACCATTCGTCCGTTCCTCCAGGCTAGCCCCGATCCTAAGTGGGTAGAGAAAATGATTGCCCAGCATGGAGAGGACGGTTACGCTGAGCTAAAGCAGGCGGCAAGGTACATCGGTAACAATGGTGTCCAGATAGTTAGAAAGAACTCATTCCTCAGGCCTATTGCAGTTGCTTACGACAAAGTATACGAAGCAATTATGGACATAGAGTCTGGGGGCATAGACTATAGGGACGCCGTTAAGAGCCAGATTGTTGGAGAGCCTGCAGTTGCTAGGTATGTCGGTACAGAAGTAGACGTTCAGATGATGCGAAGAGAGATTAATAATCTTATTAGAAAAGCAGACGGGTCTGGAGACACTCTTGCAAAAGAAGCATTGCAGAAACTGTACAAGCTAATCAATGGCAAGGATAAGCCAGCTAACCTTGCAGAGCTTAAAAAGATGTGGGCAGATGCAGCGCTAGAGCAGTTCGAAACTATCGCAGCACAGATGGGAAGGATTACTGACCCACATAGAATCCATTCATTTATTAAAAACGGTCTTGACGAAGTAGCATCTAGCCCACTTGACGACTACGGAAAGAACGCAGTATACAAGCTAATGTCTGCTTCAGGTGTTGACCCATCAATAACGAACGCACTAAACGCATCCAGGTACATTCTTGTCCGTTCACCAAACAGGCCATACAAGACAGTATCTAAGATTGTAGAGAACCCTAACATTGACGATGTTACCAAGAGGTTGATCTACCAGCATTCTATCAAGCCATACGTAGACATGACTAGCCCTTACATCGACGAAGTCCAAGACCAGTTCTCAGGTGTATACAAGGCCAATAGGGTACAGGAATTTATGTCAAGAATGTTTGACCCTATCTCTACATCTCAGATAAATAATAATATCCGTACCCGCATGACTGCGTTTCTTGCCAGGGGCGGGATAAGCTCAGGTCACGTAGACAGGGTTATGGATGAGATTGTGTACGAAGCCATGGCCCAAGGCGTTAGCGCAAGGGGCATTGGCAAGAAGGCTGCAAAGGACGCTTTCGAAAGGGCGTTTAAGTTCCAGGACGGATTCTCTGGATACGATGAGTTTGTTAGAAGGTGGGGAGATGCAACTACAAGTAAGTCAGAGTTTTCCCCAATTGACGCACTCATGTACGCTTTCAGGGGAGACGCAAAGTATGTTGGACTCACACAGTCGGCAACAGGAAAGCTAAAAGAATGGGTCCCTGGCGTGGCTTCTATGACAGACAACTTCTACCCAAAGTACAGGTTTAAGGCTAACCCTCTTTACTGGATCCAGGAGTTTGTTGAGTCGGATTTTCTAAACGGAGCACGAGGTGTAGACAGGGAAGTTGTTAGGGCCATAGGAGCTGACGGAAGATCTCTTGGTGTGGCTGCATCTGAGCTCAAGGACCTAATGAAAGTAGGACCTGAGACCAACAGCCTTATCGATCAGGTCAGTTTCCTTACAATCTTCAGGGAGAAAGCTCTATCCAGCGCTGTCGCAGGTGACTGGAAGCTGTCTGAGCAAAGCCTGTCTCAAACACTTCGCAGAGCTGCATTTAAGGGAGAAGCGGGAGATGTACTTGTACTCCGTAAGGAGATTAGGAAGGATGCTCTGGCCCTTGACATTACATCAAAGAACTTTGCAAAAGAGCTACAGGAAAACGACATGGAGCTATGGAACGCACTTGTCAGGCACCACGGAACATCTGACTCCAGGACTATCTTTGTAAGAGAAATGGATGCAAGAAGGAGAATGTCTGATCCGGATAGGGTTCTTTCAGACATCGAGGCTTCTCGTCCTGCTGGATTTGGATGGCGTGTAATGCCTGACAGAAGCGGACAGGTTATGGCAGAGGCGAAAGCTGACCTGTTCGGTGAGGTATTTGACATTGAGCTTGGAAGGATTGCTCAGGCAGATATGAATGTTCTTGTTAACGGAGTTCTAAGCAACCCATCTGCAATGATTAATGATATTGATATCACTCACTCACGTCTATTCGACGCAGGATATGACATGAGCATAGGGAACTTGGCTAACGAATTTGAAGGACTCAAGAGATTCCTTTACACAGTCCAAGACACACAGGTAAAACACCCTGGGTGGGTTGCCCAGAAGGCTGACCAGATTCCATCCCAGCTTAGGGCCAAGCTTATGAACATAAGGAGTTCTTTCAAGAAGATTGACGAGTACAAAATTATGGCAAACTACCGCAAGTCAGTAATCGATGAGATGCTCCTTGCTATGGGTAGCTCAAGGTCTAAGATCGGGAAGCTTTCTTTTGAAGGATCTAGGATCGCTGAAGCTCTTGCTCTAGGTCACGGATATGGACCGGAGATCGCAGAGATTGCTACTATCGCTCAGAGGATTGTTGACTCAGTCCAGGCACCGCTAAGGAACTTTGGAGAATACGAAACGCAGATCCGAAGGATGGCGCGAGAGGCAGTTGAATCTAACCCAGACATTGTTAGGGCTCTAGACGATGCAAGCTACAAGCTTGTTGTAACTCACGGAACAGAGGAGAGGGTTTACAGAGGGGTTCAGTATAGCTACGAAAAAGCTTTAAAGCAAGCCAACATTACTACATACGCAAACCCAGATCGCTCATTCTTTGAGCGCTCAATAAACCACCCATTCCTTGGGTTCTATCCATACAGCTATATGTTCAAGAAGATTCTTCCTGAGATGGTTGAGTTCCTTTTCAAGAGGCCGTTTGGCGCAGAGGCCCCCGGCGCCGGGTACCAAGCATATATGCATGTCAGGGAATACGTTGAGAACGAACTTGAAACAGACTACGGTCTAAGGAAGATGTTGCAGGACAACGAGCAAGTTGCATTCCTGGTATCTCAGTTGTTCCCCGGAGTTCCGTGGGATATCACAGCCCTCCCGCCTGCATGGTCGAGGGCAATTGTACTCAGCGCTTCAGGGAGAGATAAGGATTATCAAATCCTTTCAGACCTCGTGGGGCGTGACGTTCTGGGCAATCTCGACCAGTACGGTCCATTGAAGGTGATGGCCAACACAGTTGGCGCATCGCAGCAAATCGTGGATAATTTATCGGGAGCGAATGAGGTTGATCCTGCCAGCGGTTTAGGTATCGCTCGTGGGCCTAACTTCGATATTTATGGAGGACGAAGATGACCGACGAAGTCGTGAATCAAAACGCCCAGGAGTCGCAGGAAGCTGTCACTCAGGACGATAACGATATCACCACTTGGAAGAAGCGTCTGGCTGGTAAGGACCAAGCTCTGACATCTACCAAGAAGCAGTTGGATGAGCTTAAGTCTGAATACGAAAAGGTGCAAACCTGGAAGCTTCAGATGGAAGAGGCCAGTCTAACTGAGTTCGAACGCGCTCAACGAAAGATTGAGACGTTGGAAAAGGAACTACGTTCTACTAGGGAAGCTGAGACAAAGTCTCGTCTCGCTAAGGATTACCCCAACTATGTCCAGTGGCAAGAGAAGGCTGCGGAGCTTACCGATGAAGATCGGGCACGCGAATTTGAGGCCCTGGTCAAGTCTGGTGGAAAGACTCCTGATGAGTCCGTAGATCCAAATAAGCCTGCCAAGTCTTCACCGACTGCGGCAGGGAAGAGAAGTGCCAATGAGATTGTTAAGGACATCGCTGCCCTTGGCAATCCATGGGGCGAGTAATAAAGGAGTAATATAATGGCTACGCAGACGCGTGCGACGCTCGATTCGGGCAGCTCAAACGCTTATTCTGCGCTCATTACGGAGCTCGTAGCTCAGCAGGCTCAGGAGAACCTGCGCGACCGTTTGGTCCATGCAATGCCGGGTAACTACACGGCAGGGCGTTTCCAGAAGGGCAGCAACGAGATTCGTTATGCGCGTTACCCAGACCTCACGCCGCTTGGCGTGGGCGATGAACTCACCGAGGCAGGCGCCCCGGCTGAGTATGACCTCACGATCACGACTGAGTCCTTCGTGCCTAAGCAGTACGGTAAGGTTCTCAAGATTTCAGACCTTGCGCAGCTCGACAGTCCGCATGACCTGATCTCTATCGCTTCCGAGCGTCTCGCTCGTGTTGCGACTGAGTCGATGGACAAGATTATTCGTGACGTCATCGCCCAGGGTACTAACGTTCGTTATGTGGCTGGTCGTGCATCGCGTTCACTTGTCCAGTCCACCGACAAGCTGACTGGCCTAGAGGTCAAGCAGACTGTTGCTAAGCTCAAGGCTGCAAACATTCCAACGTTTGCTGACGGTTTCTATCGCGCAATCATCCATCCTTCGGTCGAGTTTGACCTTATGACGGATACCAGCGCGAACGGTTTCCTCGAAGCCTCGAAGTACACCAAGACGCTCGACCTTCTCAACGGAGAGATCGGCGCGTACGCTGGTGTTCGCTTCCTGGTTTCGCCAACGGCTAAGACGTTCACTGGTGGTGTCGGCGGGGCCCTCACTATCCACTCGTCTTACTTCTTTGGTCCGGACTCGTACATCGTCGGTGACAGCCAGACCCTCCAGAGCTACTTCGTGGCTCCTGGTGGCGACCACAGCGATCCAATTTCGCAGATCGCTGTACTTGGCTTCAAGATGCGCTTCGGTGCAATCCTCCGTGGCGAGGGCACGACCGGTGAGTTCGATGGTAGCAATACCTCGACTGGCCAGCCGCGCTACATCCGCGTGGAGTCAGTTGCTTCGACGCTCTAAGAGTTAGATAGCTTCGGGGAGGGGCTTCGGCCCCTCCCCCTAGCAACAGGAGATCACATGGCAACTACACTAAGCGCACTAAGGACACTAGTACGTCGGGATCTACGTGACTCCGGCGCTACCCCAACGTGGTCGACTGATGAGCTCAACGACATGATCAAGTGGGGTACGCAGGAAGTCTCCAGGGTCCGCCCACAGGAGACATATGAAACCGCATCCTATACTGCTCCGGCTGTCGGGGCTTTCTTCACTATTGACACACTCACGCTGGACGCGGTCTATCGCGTGGATGCTTATAACTCTGCTGGCAAGCTCCTGCTTACGGTACCTTTCTCACAGGTTAGCGAAGCTAACGGTGGGTGGGACTTCATTGGAGGCAAGCTGCACATGCCACAGTATTTTGTACTGCCTAACAACTGCACACTTCGAGTGTTTGGTTACAAGAAATATACCCAGCCCACGATTGACTCGTCCTCTATCGAGCTCGACGACGACGGTGTTAACGCAGTGCGTGCCTGGGTCCAGAAGGAGGCAATGTTCATGCTGATTTCTGACCGCGTAAGGTTTCAGCAGTGGGCCGTAGCATCTGGGGCGTCAGACACTAACAGCATCCAGCTGGCCCAGCTTTATAGCGCGGCAGATAGACGGTGGGATCAAATGTCTAAGGCTATCCGCCGAATCAGGAAGACACCATAATATGGAACTATCAGCAGCAGTAACCATTCAACGCCCCGGCAAGGCGCCTCTAGACCTGAACAGCGTTCGTGACCCGTCAGCTGTAGGGTCAGCCCCTCTGTCCGGGTACAGCGTTGAGCAAGTAGATTTCAGCTCTATTCCAATTAATGCATTTGCTGAAGACACTCCGTTACTTGATGGTATAGATAGCTATGATCCATACCTTGGCGGAAGACAGATTAACATGATGATCGCAGTGTATGGGAGCACAGTTGGAGACTTCTGGGACAAAGTAAACGCCCTTAACGAGGCAATGCAGGCACAGCCAAAGGCAGCAGACACAAGTACCTACGCAGCTCTGGAAGCAGACGGCAAGCGCAAGCTTTCATTCACACAGATCAGCGACGCTGCGGCGGACTACAGCTTGTACATGATGGTACGCCCATCGTCCATGCCTAGGTCAGTTACTGAAAAGGCAGCATCTTCTGGAGTGGAATCAAAGGGATACGCTGCTATGTTCCAGGTTAACCTTCTTGCTGAGGACCCATACAAATACTTCGCCTCTACCAGGTCGTTTACACGTACCGGATCTGGAACTATCTCAGTAATAAATTCAGGGACCACTATCGCCTGGCCAACCGTAACATGGGCTAATGCTACATCAGCAACTATCAGCGCCACACTTGGATCAGACACAGTATCTCACTCAGCTGTAGCGACATCAGTAACTGACGTATTTAAAACAGCAACATCAACAAGCCCAACAACCCTTACTGGTTACGAGTTTTTCTCTGTCAACCCAGGGACAAGTACTGTTTCTGTTACCGCTCATTCATCGGCTGTTGTAACAATTACTATTAACGAGGCACTTGTTTAATGGCTCGTAAAAACATAGTTGTAATTAAGAATATGAATGCATACAACCATGCAACTGCACCGTTTGGACCTAATCAAATTGTTGCAGTTATTAATGATGCTAGAGACGTTGGCGTACAGCTCTATGCTAATCAACCAGGATCTATGTACTTCACTTTGCCTGTTGACCACCCTGCACTGCCTGTAATAAACCCGCTGTCGCAACATTACTTTGTTCAGAAGTGGGATGGATCCGACTATGTAACTATTCAGGGTGGGATCATTACCGACTACGATGCAGGTGAATACGAAGTAGTGATCTCTGGAGTAGACTACATAACAGCTATGAACAAGTACTACACTCCACTCCCTGGTCCAAAACTAGGTCAGAAGGCAATCCCCGACACTGACGAAACAGATCTTAGCGCAGGTCATGTTAGTTCTTCAAAATATTCAACATACAGTTCAGCTGATCCAATTTATGGAAGGGCATTTGGAACCAAGGAAAGAAACTTTCCAAACACATATACAGCCTTAACGTCTGCTACGGACACATACACAAATACGGCAGCTTTTTCAATCGATCCATTTCCAACAGCATATAACTCAACTGCTCCTGTGATTACAACAAAGAAGATGATTGAACATGCAATTAAAATGGACAAGGAGCTGCACAACTGGGGCACCCAAGCGCCAGTTATTGATTCATATGAATCCTCTAACGGAGATATCAGGATGTGGTCAGGAATTCCACAAAGCGGTACCACTCCAACTGGAAAAGAAAACGAAGTATTTGTTGATTACGTTACAGATGCTAATGGGAATAAAACTGGAGATATAAAAGTATCTGGATCAATTTTTATATTTCGTGCAGCTTCAAGCACAAGCGCCACAAGGCAGTGGATAGACACTGATACAAGCGCACCATGCAGCATGGCTGTAGCAGTAAAGAATATTGGTATTATATTTTATTGTTCTCCTGGCGGTCCTTTATACGTTATGCAGGAACCTTACTCAACTTCTGGATCCACTGACGTTGGTGACACAAGTGAGCCTCTGCAATTTAGCGTAACATTTAGGCCAGTCACAAAATACGATTCAACAACTGAAATTGCTTATGGTTTTAATAGGGTTATATCTACACTAACAGAAGGTGTATCTTACTCGTTTGCAGCTAGACCATTTTACATTGCCCTACTTTCAACACCTACTACATCAGCGTTTGGGTCTTATAATCAATATATCTATGGAGACCAAACAAGGTATAGTTCAACGTCAAGTACGTCAGGACTTAAAACAAATAATGTGTCTAATATTATATCATCTACTTTTTCTGATGTAATGGATAGAACGAAAGACTACCCAAACCTAGAACTAACTATTGCAACAGCAGCAAGGGCTACAACAGTTATAACTTATACCTTTACCACCGGAGTCCCAGCTATGCTTTCTGTAGGAAATACAGTTACTGTTTCAGGATTTTCAAACAGTAACTTTAACGGAACATTTACAATCGGTACAATATCTAGTGACAGGAAGACAGTAACAGTTACCTCTGGAACAAGCGGGACTATAGCTGTGGTTACTGCGGCAGGAAAGATGGTTAAAACATATACCGTACTTAAACCAATCGTAAAGTTTACATCTCTTAACCAGATCAACACCGGGTCTTCAGTATTTAAACATCCTTATGCTACTGCAGGACAAGGTCCTATTGACTTCTTCAACGAGGTAGCTGAGATTGAGATGGGTTCCCGCGTTGACGGTAGTAAGGTTGTATTTAACTTTTATGGGGTACCGGGTGCCACTCCCACTGGCGACCAGCTCATTGTAAACCATGGTGTCTCGGCTGCCTCACAGGCTACGCTCATCTACCCTGGCCAGATCAGGAGCTTCAACGTCGTCAACAAGAGAAGCAGCAAGGTCAACTCAGTAAGGATGGTTCCTACTACTGACTTCCTAATTGGGGCATCTACAGAAGGTGCATCAGGAGGAGTAAAAAGCCAAGGCATTGTCAGGATGCCTGATTACGCAGTATCAGATCCAGCTTTGCCAACCATCCTAACACAGGGTGGCCTGATCTCGCAGGAGTCAGCAGCCAACGCAGGGCAGGGTACAGTAAATGACTTTGGCACTAACGATGATGTTATAACACTTAGGGTCGAGCTCAGGTCTGATGCGTTTGGTCCTATTGGTATGGCCGGGACACCTAAGCTAGGGGAAACTGTAACTGTTGTAGTCAGAAGGAAGTCTGTTGGTGTCGGTATAGATGAGATGGTTCAGACATATAATGTTGGCGGAATGGAGTGGGCTGGGAAGATCGATGGGTCAGAGAGCCTATACCTAGACCTAGTAAAGCCTAATAAGTTTGTAGGACCTGCAGTTTCCTGGGAGGCAAAGCCATCACCGAAGAAAGAGAAATCTAGATTCAGGTCTAACTCTGAGCCTCCTGAGAAAGATAAAAAGAAGAAGGGGAATAATGATCTTGGAGCAAGCGACTTTACCAAGCGTATTCGTGCAGCTGATGGCACATGGCTTCCTGCTCCAAACAGTCCAGCAGCTAGGTTCCTAACCGGCACATCATATATGTGGGCACCTGCTAAACCTAAAAAGTCAGTTGGCTTGCCAAAGCCACCAGGGAGAGGGTCTACCGGTGGTGGGTATGGACAAGGTGGTGGAGGACGATGACCAGGGGCCAGTTCGAGATCCTTCTTCAGAGGCTTGACGCTATCGACGAGCGGCTGCGTGATGTCGAGATCTTCCAGGCCGGACACCAGGCTGTGCGGAAGGATAGACAGTCCAGCGACATTGACGTAAGATGGCGGCTGGGAATCATTGCGTCTCTTGTAGGGGCGCTGGTTACCCTGGCAACGAAGGCAGGCGAGCTGTTTTCGAATGGAGGTAAGTAATGGCAAAGGCCAACCTAGTAAACCAAGTTGGGGAGATGAAAGAGCAGGGTCTTTCATTTACCAAGATTGGTAGCATGCTCAACATGAGCAAAGATCAGGTTCAGAAGTTCCATAAGCGCTACGTGGAGAGCATCCCTGAGGACCATCTCCCTGCTCGTCCGTCGAAGAACAAGACCCCTGACTTTGTCGGGATCAATATTGCGTTCTTTGACATCGAGTCCACGTTCAGCAACTGGCGCCGCGTACTGTGCGCATCGGTAGCTGACTCGTTCGGGAACGTGGTTACGTATAGCCATGACACACATCCGGGCAAGAACTGGCAGGACGACAGCGTGCTAGTCAAGGCTTACTGCGAGTACCTCGACACGTTTGACGTGATCGTCGGCTGGAACTCTAAGCTCTTTGACGTACCAGTACTGAACGCTCGACTGTTGTACCATGGTATGCGACCATATGAGCCGCGCATGCACTTGGACCTTATG